TAATCGCAAGCGTAGAGAGGCTGGCACAGTGCCCGCAGAACCTGCGCAAGCGCAAGCGGCCAAGCCGAAAGCCAAGCCCACGCCCAAGGCCGATGTTTAGTACACGCTCTAGCGTGGGAGCGGCCACCCGGCCGCGACTTGTACGCACTGTTCGCGGCCGGGTGACCGCTCCCACAACATTTTTGGGGTTATTTTGATAACAGTCACTTTGGATCTAGGCGATGTGCCGTCGGTACTGAATGCGTTGCGCGACCCCGGTAATGCGCAACGGGTCGTGAATGCGATGGCCGAGCGCTATGTCGATGAGGTGCATGATTTTATCGATGCACGGCGCGGCTTTACCCCGCGCACCGGGCAGTTGCAGCAGTCGATCAACTGGCACCCGAACGGGGGCGGGGCGGCGACGGTGTACGCCAATGCTGACTATGCCGGGTTTGTTGAAAACGGTACTGAAGCGCATGTGATACGTCCGCGCGATCGGCAAGCGTTGCGCTTTCCGGGCGGCGGCGGGGGCTTTGCTTTTGCTCGGGTGGTCAACCATCCCGGCAGCAAGGCGCATCCGTTCTTTTTTGCCGACCGAGATGCACGGGCGGGCAACATGCAGGCGGCTGGGCTGTCAGTTTTAGCGAGGATTATTGCTCATGGCTAAGTATGCGTTATTGGCCGATGCGCTTGACCCGGCATTAACAGTCGAGGAGCGGCATCTGGATAAAGCGGATGTGTTTGTCGATGCGTTGTTGCACGAGCGCGGCATCGATCCTGAGGCGGTAACCTTGCCGCTGGCCTTGCTCACTGAATTGGCGGTGGCGCATGCGTTACGTCTGGCAGCGATTGAAGGCGCGATCGGCGACAACTCGCCGCTGATTGCGAAAGCGCGGGAGTATGAAAAGACCGCCGCGCTGCTGGCCAAGTCATTAAGCCGCGAGGCGTTGGGCTTGGCTGTGGTTAGCGGTGCGGGTTATGGCAATGTCGTTCTGGGGCGCGGCTGATGAGCATTAATGCGCTATTTGCGGNGCGTACAAAGCTAATGGCGGACGCGGCGCTGACTGCGTTTTTTGTTACGCGTTACGGTAAAGCGGCAAAACATTTTGTCGGCTATAAACGTGCCGCGAATGCCAATGATTACCCGCTTATCTGCTATGTGCCTGTGAGCGCCACGCCGCCGGATAGTGTGGGCGGCATGGTCAAGGAACGGGTCAGCCTGGTCATTGGCTTGCATGAGCCGGGCATTGCCGCTGAGGTGTTTGACGGGGTGGTGCAGTGTGCGGCGGCAGAGGCGTTGGCGCTGGCCAGTTTAGGCAGCGGCACGATTGGCACCCGCGCAACGCTGCTTGGTGAGGTCAAGATTGTGACCGATCTGGGCGTGCGCCATCCGTTTTACGAAATTGAACTGTCGATGCTGTTGGGGTATCGATGAAGTCCGTAGGTCGGGTTAGCGTAGCGTAACCCGACATAAGGCGTGATGTGTGTCGGGTTACGGCTAGCGCCTAACCCGACCTACCGGCTACCCGGCTAATTAACATTATTTTTTGGAGCATTTATGTCACAACAGCAACACACATTTAACGACAAATATGACGGCGTGGGTGGCAGTTATATCGTCAACCCAAAAACCGGCAAACGCGAACCTGCCAAGGCTAACGAACCTGTGGCCGAACCTAAAATTAACGAAACTGAGGCGGTAAAAGATGGGCTTAAAAAATAGACGGCTACTGTTAGCCAAAGTCGAAACCACTTACGGCACTGATGCCGTACCGACCAAAGCGGTCAACGCCATTTTGTGCGGCAGCCTGGAGATCAATCCGATCGAGGGCGACAAGGTGCAGCGCAATTTAATCCGCCCGTATTTGGGCAATGCGCAGGATATTCAAGTGACCACTTATGCCACGGTGTCGTTTGAGGTCGAGCTGTGCGGCGGCGGTGCAGCGGGGACAGCGCCACAATACGGCAGCCTGTTGCAAGCCTGCGGCTTTTCGGAAACAGTGACGGCGGGCGTCGATGTGCAGTATTTGCCGGTGTCGACCGGCATGAAATCGCTATCGCTGTATTTCCAAGCCGACGGCATTAAGCATGTGCTGCTGGGCGCGATGGGTTCGGTGTCGTTTGATTTAATCGCCAAAAGCTTGCCGACGATGAAGTTTAACTTTACCGGCTTGCTGGGCACCATTACCGACAGCGCCATTCCGACCGATCCGACTTATACCCAGGTGATTCCGGTGGCAGTGTCTACGGCCAATACCACGCCGTGTACCTTGCACGGTTACACGCCGGTACTGGAGTCGTTGAATCTGGATATGGCGAACGAGGTCAAGTATCGCTCACTGGTCAATGACGAGCGGGTGATTATCACCGACCGTAAACCCAAAGGCAGCATCAAGCTGGATATGCCGACGCTGGCAGTGAAGGACTTTTTCACCATCGCCAAAAATGCCACGCTGGGCACGTTGTCGGTGCAGCACGGTCAAGCGGCGGGGAATATTATCGTGCTGGATTCGGCAACCAATGGCATCGGCATCAGTGGCGTCAAGTATGCGGAGCTGGACGGCATCGATCAGCTGTCTATGGATTTATCGTTTGTGCCGGTGCTGGGCAATGATGAAGTCAAGCTGACTATTAAGTAAGATCAAAAGCATTAACCGCAGAGGCGCGCAAAGTTTGGCGCAGAGTTTCANAGAGTTTTTTAAATCCTTTGCGTAACTCTGCGCTGCACTCTGCGTAACTCTGCGGTTAAAAACCTAAATAAACACTACAACAAGAGAAAACACCATGTCTGAATTAGTCTTAAAAATCAACAAAAGCAAAACCATTACTGTCCCCGTCACCTGCCAGTTGTTTGGCGATGATGACCGGGTAACACACACGCTGAAACTGAAAGTGACCTTTGAGCGCACTAAAGCGGCGGATTGGAAAATCCAACACGAAGAAGCGTCAAACTCGACTGAAGATCATGCGGTCAACCGCTTCTTTTTCAGTAAAGTGACTGACATCAAAGGCTTGCCGCTGGAGCGTGACGGCCTGCCGGTGGAGTTTGATTCGTCTGTGTTTGAATTGATTAAAGACGAACAATGGTTGCTTGATCCGATTAATGCAGCGTTGCTGTCGGTCAATTCCGGCAAGCGCTCTGACACCATTGCCAAGATCATCGCAAAAAACTAATCGATGCGGGCTATGCCTGGGCGAAAGCCCGCTATAGCCCGCGCAAGTTGGCTGATGAACTGGAAGGCGATAGCCCGTTAATGCAAGACGCTGCATTGATGGGTTTAACACTGGAGCAGTTGGGCGAGGTACAAGACGATGAAGAAGATGAAGCGTTTGAACTGCTGGCCGAGGGCGAGTTCGCTTTGATTTGTTTTGAGCGCTATTTAAGCCGCGAATGGACGTATGGCTTTAGTGGCATTGAAGGCTTTAACACGCTGTCGGCATTGGCGGTGATTAGCCGGATTAAAACCAAACCGAAAGCGCAGTTAAGGTTGCTGGAACAGGTGAGGTTTATCGCCGCCGGGGCATTGAGTTATTTCCATGAGCAGCGCGAGAAGAAGAAATAGGTGTGGGAGCGGCCGCCCGACCGCGAACAATGCGAACAGTTCGCGGCCGGGTGGCCGCTCCCACTGCGTTAGCCGCGCCAAATATGATCCCAGAATGTCGTGCATATTTTGTAAGCCAGCACGAAGACCGCTAAAACAAATAATAAGAGAGTTGCCATGTCTGATATGAACCTTAGTTTACGGATTAGAGCTAATGCAGACGGCACTGTATCTGTTATTAACGGCGTCGGCAACTCAATTAACACTGTTCGGCGGCAGGCAGACCAAACAGGCGCGTCAATGGATAGGCTGTCTTCATCCGTTGCACGAGTAGGCCATTATGCCGCCGGTGCGTTCGGCATCAGCTGGACGGCGGGAAAGGTTAATGAGCTGATCCAGCTGGCCGACCAGATGACCCTGCTTGACAGCCGCATCAAAATAGCCACCTCCAGCCAACAAGACTACATCAACTCATCAAAAGAGCTGGTTGCAATATCCATGCGCACCGGCACCGAATTTGCAGCCAATGCCACTATCTTTGCACGCATCAATAAAGCAATGGAAGGCATGGGTGGGACAGCACGACATACCACCGCACTGACAGAAACACTGGCGCAAACGATGCGCATATCTGGTGCAGGCGCACAAGAGGCGGCGTCAACGATTCGCCAATTATCACAGGCGATGGCCTCTGGCGTATTGCGTGGCGATGAATTTAACAGCGTCATGGAAAACGCCCCGCGCCTGGCGCAAGCGCTGGCCGACGGGATGCATGTCAGCATCGGGGCTTTAAGGGCGATGGCGGAAGCCGGTGAACTGAATTCCAAGCGGGTGATCGAAGCGATCCAGTCACAAAGGAAGGTGATTGATGATGAGTTTTCCAGAATACCGCTGACCGTCGGCGCGGCCATGACCAACATCAGCACCGCATTTGGGCAGTATGTGCTTGAGGCTAACAAAGGCAGTGGTGCAACAGCAGGGCTGGCGGGACAGCTTAATCTGTTGGCAAATAATTTAACGCCGGTCATTGATGGCATTATCACGCTGGGTAAGATTGCCGCCACTGTTTTTGCCGGTCAAATGTTAGCCAGCCTGGGCGCTTACCTGGTCGCTAAAAAACAAGCCATTGCAATGGAGTCGGCGCACACACAAGCGCTGGCGATGAATGCCGAAATCACAACGGCCAGAGCCGCCGCAACTTTAGCCGGTGCGCAAGCCACCGCCGCCGCCTTGCGCACCGAGTTAGCGATGACGCAAGCGACTATCAATAACAATAACCTGCTATTACTGTTTAACACCAACACCTTTGCTCGGATGGGTATTGTCAATAATTTGAGCATAGCTACCGCAAGACTGGCTGTATTAACGGCAGAATCCGCTGCGGCCACCGAAGCGCTGGCCGCAGCAGAAGCTCACGCCGCCGCAGCAGCCGCCGGTTTAACAACAAGTCTCACGCTATCAAGCGTGGCAATGGGTGCGTTAAATGTCGCAATGGGGATATTTATTGGCTGGCAAATCGGCACATGGCTTAATACATTCACTGTTACGCAAAACCTAGCCACTATTGCAATCGGCCACTTTGTCAAACTGATGGAGTCGGCTAACTACGTCAAAGAAAAAGCCATGTTGCTGGCAAATGGCGAACTTGCAGCGGCTAGAGCTTTAACGGTTGAACATAAGGCCGCTATGCAATCTTATGATGATTTAACCATGAGCATTGTGGCCGGGCATGAGGCGCAGACAACATCGGTGGTGTTAACCGGTGATATGCAGGCCGCGTTAGCCGCACTAAAAACGCCGCAAGAAGTGTATGAACAAAAAGTCAAAGACACTAACGAAGCCTTAAAAGCCAATGCGATTAACCAAGCACAGGCTACTGGCTTGCTGGCGAAATACAAAGAAACCCTCGATCAAGCCAATGCCGCAGCCGAAAACGCCAAACTCAGCGACGCCGGAAAAGAGATTGTTAAGCTGCAAGACAAGTACAACAAACTAACAATGACGGTCGAACAATACAATGCTACTCATGCAAAAGGCATCGACGGGACTGATGAGGAAAGAAGCAAAGTAACCGAACTGGCAAACGCGATTGACAAGCTCGAAGCCGGTAAAAAAACGCTAACGAAAACTACCAAAGACTACGCATCCGAAGCCAAAAAAGCCGCCCAAGAAGAAGAAAACTTCCAAGCCAAGGCCATCAGTTTTTTAAACGGCCAAGCCGAACAGCTGCGCCTGTTAAAGCTCACCGGCAAAGAGCGCGAACTGGAAACGAAAATATCCAGCGATTTAAACTCAGTGCTGGGCGAGCTGTACGACTCCACCAAAGTTTACACAAAGGAAAAAGCGTTTTTAATCGCCGAGGTGATGAACAACACCATGGCGATCTTTGCCGAAACCGAAGCGCAAGCCAAGCAAACAGCCGGGCTTGAGGCGGGAAAATCGGCCATGGAAGCCGAAATAGACCGTTACCAGCGTTTAACCATGTCGGCGGAAGAATACCTGTACACACAACTGCTATTAAAAGGNGTTAGCCCCGGCCAGGCGATTGAGGTNGTGGCNTTAAACAGCGACAACAATGTCATCGAAGCACAGCAGCAGGCNTTTGAAAAAACACGCGAATCGGCAGAAAAATATCANAANTTAATCCAGGACATCACCAACAGCACCGAGCGGCTGGGTGCCACTAATTCCGCTGTNTTTGACGGCGCGTTAGGTGGCATNAATACACTGGTCGGCGTGTTTAGGGACATGNGCGATGAGCTGAGCAAAACAACTAAACAACAAGAATTGCTCAATGAGGCTTATGCACGGGAAAGCGCCAACATNAANAACGATGCCAANCTGGATGANNGGCANAAATANACCNTGATGNTGGGCATTGAGGGCGATTATTTGAAGGCNAACAAGAAANTGNNAAGNGACAAAACCAATGCCGAACTCACCGGAGCGCGGCAGATCATCGGTGCCACCGCCAAGCTGTTTGATGAAAAGTCGAAGGCGGCTAAAGCCTTGCACGCGGTTGAAATGGGCATTGCGGTGGCGCAAATGGCGATGCAGGCCATAGAAATGGCAGGCACAATAAAAAAAACCGCCGTTGATTTGATTGGCGGTGCGGCTAATATGTTCAAGCAATCCGGCTGGGCAGGGTTTGCCGGGGTTGCGGCGATGGGCGCGGTCATGGCGGGTTTGGGCTATGCCGCGTTTAGTGGTGGCGGTGGCGCACAAGAGCCG